CATATGGATTTGATGTGGCGGCACCGCAAGCCCCGATCATTCCCCACGATGAATCAACCGGTGATGTACCACAACCCTGTCGTGATGATGACGACGCCGGGCGTAAAACTCGGCTGGCAGCGACCACAAAACGACTTCGGCAGCATCATCGAGGTTGAGGGGAGCGAGTTTGAGAAGTCCGACTTTGGGCACACCAAAGCCGTCGACCTGTTCGTGCAGATGATGCGCGGTTTCAAATTCGATGTATGGGGAGATCAATTCTTAGGCGCAGGCACATCGCTGCTGGCGGCTGAGAGGCTCGGCAAGCGACTCTTGGGTATGGAGTTGAGCGCAACCACTCTCGCAGTTGCGCTCGAAAGGTTTAGTAAGTCGGGGCTTGAGCCTCGACTCGCTCAAACGAGTTCTAGCTGATGAGCATCATCATGCGCTTGTTCATCCCGTCCCGTTATCCCAACGCCATTGGCGTTGTTTTGTGGGATGTATTTTGGGTTGTAGTAGCCCTCTGGCAGGAAAGGCTGCAAATCCTTTTTGATGTAATGCCGCACGCCCAGGCGGCTTACCAGCTCGACGATGCGGTGGGTGTATTCCTCCCAGTCGGTGGTGGAAGTCATCTGCAGGTAGTTGGCCCTGCCGATTTTGAACAGATCCACAAATTCGTGCGTTCGCTCGATCAGCGCGAGCGACGCTTTGGTATTCAGCGTGGGTTCAAGGCTGACCCATGTAAAAATCCCGTGCCCGTGAAACGTCTTGAGCGTGGCGATGCGGTCACCCGGCAACGCTGCGCCGCGCTCCCACTTAAGGGAGAACGCATCATCGAGACTCGTGAGCGTGGACGCGAACGCATCGCGATCAGGGCGGAACATGTCGATGAACGGCAGTGCGCGCTTGCCGCCCTTCGTGAGGGTGCAGAACGCCAGGCCGTGGCTAGCCAGAGTTTCGAGCGCAGGCCGCGTGAGCGACATGTCGTTAGGGTTGAACGGGTCCGTGGTGAAGCTAAGCATCACCTGTTCGGTGATGCCACACGCCTTGTATTTGCGCGCGTCTTTCATGAGCGCGCTCATGAAATTCTCGCGCGGGGTCGCGTCTTCGTCAAACTCCTCGCGCGTTATGCGCAGGACGCTCGGCACGTAGCAATATGCGCATTTGTGGCCGCAGCCACGATACGGATTTGTGGCAAGCTTTGCATACTCGCCCGCTTGCCCGCGTGGGGCATAGATGATTGGGCACCCCGCCACGCTCCAGCCGTTATCTTCCACCCTGCAGGGGGTCTCTTTTGTCGTCATGAATCTCCTTGTCGATCAATGCTCGGATTTGCGCCGATACGCTCCCGCTCCGTGATAGCAGGAATTCAAGGTGCGACTTTAGCAGCGTCACGGTACGCCGTGTCATTGGCTCGGTATTTGATATCGGCTTACGCCCCGAGCCAGGGCGCTTGCCTCCATAGCTACTCACCTCCTGATTGTATCACATTCTATCAGGTTTAGCAGACATGACAACAGACGAGCACAGCAATACAGCGTCAAACAGCACCGGGCGAGCGGCACCCGGCAAGCCGTTTCGCAAAGGCGACCCGCGCATAAACCGCAAAGGCCGGCCGCGCGGCTTCGATGAGCTGCGCAAAATGGCGATCCGTATCGCTGGCGAGACGCTGACCAACAAGGCGACCGGCGAGCAATCAACCGTTGTCGACGCGATCCTACGGCGCTGGATTGCATCTGACGACTGGCGCGCGTCTGAGGCATTCATGCAATATGCGTTTGGCAAGGTCCCTAACCGGGAGGAGATCAGCGGGCCTGATGGTGGCCCGATACCAACGTCGTTTGTGATCGACATTGGCGTAGACGACAACGCTAACAGCAGCGATAGCAATGGTGAACAGGGTGAGCAAAACGAAAGCGCCAATGACGCGAGTGCTGAAACACGCGGGGACGCCTCAGCAGGTCCAGTTCTGGATCAACCCGGCGAGGTTTAGGGCATTTGTCGGCGGCATCGGTAGCGGCAAGACACGCGCAGGATGCGTTGAAGTGATGAGACAACCGGCAATGAGCGTGGGGATGGTAATCGCACCAACGTATCCAATGTTGCGTGATGCCACGCAGCGCACATTGATCGGCCTTGCTAAGCGTGGTAATGTGCTCAAGGATTTCAACAAAAGCACGAACATCGCCATGCTTAACGACGGCAAAGAGATTGCCTTTCGCAGTGCTGACAATCCCGACAGCCTACGCGGGCCTAACCTTGACTGGTTCTACATTGATGAGGCCGCCATGTGTGGGCACGACGCCATGCTCATCATGTTAGGCCGGTTGCGCGGGAGCGGGAATATCCCGCGTCAAAACTTACGCGGCTGGGCGACGACCACACCGCGCGGTAAGAATTGGGTGTGGCAGATGTTCGCCAATGGCGATCCGAGTGAGTTTGCGCTCATCCGCGCATCGACGCGCACCAACACCTATCTGCCGGCCGACTTCATCAAGAGCGTTGAAGGCTCATATAGTGAACGTTGGCGCGCGCAAGAACTTGAAGGCGAGTTCGTCGACGATAACGGCTCGGTGTTTCGCGGCGTGCGCGAGTGCGCTACATCCGCCAAGCTCGACAAAGGCGGCGATGGGCGCACCTACATCGCTGGGCTGGACTGGGGCCGCAGCAACGACTACACCGTGCTAACGGTGTTCGACGCGCGGGATAAGCGCGAGGTGTTCAAGGACCGCTTCAACCAAATAGACTACACCGTGCAGCGCAATCGCATCCGCGCGGTTCACGAGCGCTTCGGCATTACAACGATCATCGCCGAGGCAAACAGCATGGGTCAGCCGAATATCGAAATGCTTCTACGCGACGGCCTGCCGGTGCAATCGTTCACAACGACCAACGCCACGAAGGCGACGATTATCGAGGCGTTGGCGTTGGCGTTTGAACGGCGCGAGATCGGCATCCTAAATGACGACGTGTGCATCAATGAGTTACAGGCGTTTGAGATGGAGCGCATGACGAGCGGCATGATGCGCTACGGCGCGCCGAGTGGTATGCATGATGACACGGTGATGAGTATGGCGCTCGCGTGGTATGGCGTCGAAGGGCGAGCGACGCCGAGTTGGGTGAGGTTCGCAAAAAAGCAAATGGAATCCATGGACGCGACAAAGGTGAACGATATGGCAGAGGTGGCATGATATGACAGACAACACATTAACGACAACCAGCGGCGAACCTAACACCTCGCTCACGCCAAGCCAGGCCATGGCACAGGCTTACGCCGGGACCTGGGGCGCAAATGGTCTATTTGTCCCTGGCACACCGATGCAGCCGATCGTCGCCGACGATGAGAAGCCGCGCGTATTCGATTACCCGATCGGTATTAACCTCTATCTCACACCGCGCACCGGCTATGGATTACTGCCATTTAGTATGTTGCGCAATTTCGCCAACTCGTGTGACGCGGTGCGCATCGTGATCGAGGCCATCAAGCGCGAGATCCGCGCCATGGAATGGGACATCATCCTAGATGAGAATAGCGACGATGATGATACCGATTACACCGACGAGATCACACGACTGCGCGAGTTCTGGAAGACACCAGATGGCGCGACTGAGTTTGATGCTTGGTGCAATTCCGTGCTAGACGATCTGCTGGTCGTTGACGCAGTATCGCTATGGACCGACGTTGATGGCACATCAACCATCGTCGGTGTTGAGCAGATTGATGGTACGACGATTCGACCGCTGCTTGATCAGCGCGGCCGCACACCACGCGCACCAATTCCGGCCTATATGCAAGCCGTGAAAGGGATGAACTGGCAATGGTTTAGCGCCGATCGGTTGCTCTACCGGCCATTTAACACGTCGGCAGGCTCGCCATATGGCATGTCGCCGATTGAGTTTTTGCTCTTGCGCATCAACGAAACACTGCGCCGACAGTATGCGCAGACGACCTACTGGGACACGACCAACATACCCGAGGCATTTGCGTTTTTACCGGCTGAGTGGTCACCGGATCAAATCGAAGGCTTTCAAACCTACATCGACAACATGCTGGCCGGTAACGTCGGCAAACTGCGCCGGTTAAAGTTTTTGCCATCGCCAGGCAGCGGCACACCGGTGCACGAGTTCAGGCGGCCTGATGCGCAGCAAAGCATCATCTATGACGAATGGATGATGCGCATGACTTGCTGGGCGTTCGGCTTCCTGCCGAGTGAGCTTGGCCTGATGGCCGGGCGTGGCTTAGGCGGGAAGGGGTTCAGCGAAGGTCAAGAGAATTCATTGTTTCGATTTGGCATCGGGCCGCTTGTGCAGTATCTGCAGAATCTGTTCAGCGGCATCGTCAAGCGCCAAACGAAGGCGCCTTTGGTGTGGCGCTTCAAAAATGTCGGGCCTGAAGAGGACAAGAAGGCCGAGTTTGATTTGGATGACGCGCGTTTGCGCAGTGGCGTGGTCGATATCAATGTGCTCCGTGCCAAGGCTGGTCAGGAGCTTGTGCCAAATGCCAAACCGTTCATCGTCATCGGCACGCAAGCCATATTGCTGCAAGACCTGTTCGCCGACAAACCTGCGCCGATTGCGCTACCGACATTACCGGCTGGCAGTGGTCCGCAGGATGCAATACCGCCTACGCTTGGCGCGCCTGGCCAGACACAAGCGCCTACACCTACGGCTGCGCCCAGCGCACCCGCCGACAAACCTGCCGCAAAAGCCGATCATGCGCAGCTCGCGCTTGCACTCGACCACTGGCGCGAGAAGGCTCGGCGCAGGCTCGGCGATGGCAAGGCGCCTGACTGCGAGCCGCCAGCGTTGTCGAAGAGCATCATCCCGGAGCCGTTGCAGTCGGCTATCCGTTCTGCGCTCGTTGGCGCGAAGACCGCGACGGACATCATCCACGTATTTAACCTGGCGAGTAACCCGGTCCCGTCGAGTCGCACGATAGCCCCTCGGAGTGCCACCTTCCCAAAAGCCTAGAGGCGCGCAAATCGCTGGCGAAGACTGGCGAAACACAACAGCCGACGCGCGCCCGGCAAGACATTGAAGATGAGTTAGCCGATTGGTTCGAGACGCAGTTTGGCACGTTGCTTGACGACCTGCCAGATATGGGAGATGGCGTCATCGGCGAGGTAAACGCTACTGCACTGCAAGATCCGGTGAATCCGTTCTGGTCTACATTCACGCGCGTGCTCAGCGCGGTTGCGCCACTACTCGTGTCGGCTGCACAAAGCGCTGTTGCCGAAACGCAAGGCGACACGATGTTTGCGGCGCCTGCTGCCGACGTGAGCGTGAGCGCCGGCGTGTCGTGGGACCTGGTGAATCAGTCTGCCGCCAGCTGGGCTGATGCACGCGCCGGCGCGCTGGTGACGGAGCTGGCCGACGAAACTCGAGATGCCATCGCGAGAGCCATCGCCTCATGGATGCGCGACGGCAGGCCGCTAGGTGAGTTGTCAAAAGCCATCGATGCCATCATCGATAATCCAGTGCGCGCGCGACTCATCGCGGCGACTGAGGTCACAACGGCATTTGCTAAAGGTAATAGCGCTGCGTGGCAAGCCGCTGGGCTATGGGGCCGCATGTGGCAGATCGTGCAAGACGGCCATGTGTGCCGGATATGCGAACCGTTGCACGACCAGGTGCAGCCGTTTGGCTTACCATTCATTCACCCGGAGACCGGAGACGAGATCGACGATCCTGGCGTGGATAGTCATCCGCGCTGTCGGTGTTATCTACTGCCGGTAGTCAGGATGCCTAGCGATTGGCAAGGAGCATGATATGTATTCATGTGGAGCAGATGAGTTTGCACAATGGGTTACCGTGACGCTTGACGGGCGGGACATTACCGATAGCTGCATGGGTTTTGATACGGACCAGGGATGGGCACTCATCTATGTCAGAAACGAGTATGGCAATCCGGTCATTGATCTTGATGACCCGCGTGGCCTAGGGATTAAACGCAACGTGTTTCACGGCGTTGTTCAGGTCGAGTGCAAGCCTGACGCAACTCCCATCCAGCGCGAAATATTCCGGCTCATCAAACTGTATAGGGAGCAGGGAGCAAGTGTTAGCCCTGTTTATCCCGCGCCGGACACCCCTGGGCGCAAGCCTACGTGCGCATGCGAGCTGGGCAAATGCGAGGGCCGAAGCAAAGACACCTGTTGGATGTGGTGGGCCGGTCTGTCTGGGCTAAGGCCAGAGCGCGCTTGGGCACCAGGCAATGCGGAGTATCGCAAGAGGGTGGAGGACATGAACAGGCCATGATCCGTTTTTACGTTGACGAGAAAGAGTTTTATCGCTACTCGCAGTCGCTCGCTGAGTTGGCAGACTCCGGCATCGATCGTGCGATTGCGACAGGCCTTGAGCGCGGTCTCTACATCATTCATCAAAACTTGCCGCCATACCCACCGGTGCGCGAAGGCCAGAAATATGTGCGCACTGGCACGCTTGGTCGCAGCATCACGACCGAGGTAGAGGCACAAGGCACCACGTTTATTGGCCGCATCGGCACGGCTATCAACTACGCGCCATATGTAATTGGTGACGATAGCCAACAAGCGTGGATGCACGCTGGTCGCTGGTGGCAGTTGTCGCAGGAGGCTGGACGCGACGTAGGTCAGATCGTCGGCGAGATCCAAGATGCATTTAACGACGAACTTCAGAAGGCGAAGCTATGATGCTAGCTGTCCGAATTCTTATCCGTGCCGTGCGCTGTATCAGATCGTCGTCCCAAAAGCCAAGAAGTCCCAGCGCTAGGCAGTATTCCATAAACCGATCTCTAGCCGTTTTATGGTGTGGAATCTCCGTGTGCGAATAGGCGGCATAATATATCTCTAGGTCACGTTTTAGTTGTGGGATATGTTGCTCATAGGCATCGAGCGCTTGCCACGATATATCTACCTGCGACCATCCACCATGCGTGATATTGTGATATATCAGATCCATGATGACATGAATCAGTGTGGCATTTTTCTCGCCGCGTAACACTTTTGATACTTCGTCAATGATGCTTTTGTCGATAGGTAGGCCTATGCCATACATATCTGTTTGGCCGGGCAACAGAAACTTGTACACATATTGAGTTTCTTTTGACCCCGGAATCTTTGTGATCGCAACTGGGCCGCGATGATACCTGCGTTCAAAGCCGCACCGGCCACAGATTGCAATGTATACCTGTGGCTTGCTATTGTCGATAGACCAGTTTTCTCTAGCCGCTAATAATGCCGGGCTTGGACGCGGTGTTGCCTCAAGCGCATTGAATCCGCATGCCGGGCAATCAATAAACTCGCCTATCGGGTCAGCCATATGTCGCATTTTACCCCCTCTACCGACATGCCATCGAAGGCATAGAACAAACGTGTTAGAATCGGCGCACAACTAAAAACGCGGTGTTGGACGGCCACGGTAATCTGATTGATTAACGCGAGGCGCTGAAGAACCAAGTAGGAACATTTTGTTCCGAAAGGTCTTCAGCGCCTCGCGTTTTTTTTGTTTTCCACCAGCCGTCTGCCTGCCGCGTTAACAGAGGCACGCATGACAATCAAAAATGCGCAAACGAACACGGCATCCGTGCCGAGCGCGCTGGCAGACAAACTAAATTTCTTCATCCCCATCGCCAAGGTCGACGTCGCCAAGCGTGAGGTGTGGGGTGTGGCCGCCGAGGAAGCGCCGGACAAATCCGGTGAAATCATGGACTACGCGGCCAGTAAGCCTGAGTTTCAGGCATGGTCCGATTCCATTTCGAAAGCCACAAACGGCGCGTCACTTGGCAATGTGCGTGCGATGCATCAGCCTATCGCGGCCGGCAAACTCGTTTCGCTTGAATTCGACGATGACGTGCGCAAGGTGACAGTCGGCGCAAAGATCGTCGACGACAACGAGTGGACCAAAGTCACGGAGGGCGTCTACACCGGTTTCAGCATCGGTGGCACCTACGGTTGGCAGAAATTTGACACGGCCATCGGCAAAACGCGCTACCAGGCCAAACCGAGCGAGATCAGCATCGTCGACAACCCGTGCATGCACGGCGCGACATTTCAACTGGTGCGTGCTGATGGCGCAAGCGAGATGCACAAGTTTGCCGGCACACCTGGCGCAGGCGATACACCCAGTGCGCCCAGCGATGCCGCACCCGATGATCCAGCGCTTGCCAAACTCGCAGGCGACATTGCAGCACTCGCCGCAACGCTCACCAAATCCGGTGCGCGGCATAGCGCAGGCGATATGCAGATGCTGCAATCGATCCACGACAGTGCCATGTCCCTCGGCGCAGCCTGTGCGGTGACGAAGGCCGATGAGGCTGGCGCGCTGAGGAAAGACGGCACGCCCGCTGACGATGATGATCCCGAATTTCTGGCGTTCATCGCGCACCTGGACGTATCGAGTATCGCTGACGCGCTCAAGCTCGTGAGTGCCATCGCCTCAAACCACGTCGGCTATAGCGCCGATGTGTCGTCGAAGCTGATGTCAGCGGTTCAGATTTTGACATCGGCACTCAGTGACCGCGTATCCGATCAGGCCACGGCTACGCAAGCAGCTGCTATCGATGCCGCACAAGATGCCTCAGATGCGGAGGTGGTCGATTTGACCGGCGAGTCAGATGAGCCGATGCAGGCAATCACTAAGGACGATGGTGGCGATGACTCCGGCGGTGACGACGGAGATATGCAGCAGGCTGCTAAAGCTGCACCGGTTGCTTCAGTTTCACCCTCCACAGAGGACGACATGAATAAAGACATCACAGAACAGCTCAACAAATTTCAGGCTGAGCTGATTACCCAGGTTAAAGAAATTCTATCGGCGATGACAACACCGCTGCAAAAAATGAACGGCACGCAGGAAGACATGTCCAAGCGATTCGATGCAGTAGCGGCTGAGATCAGCGCGCTGAGTGGTCGGATCACGAAGATCGAGATCACTCCTGTCGGCGTCGGGCCTGTTTTGCGTGAGGTTGGCATGACCGCGACGAATGGCGAGGACGCACTCATGACGTCACTCGACGAACTCATCAAGATCGAGAACGATCCGACGATTCGGCAAGCGCTGCAACAGCGGCGCACAAACGTGGCATTGAAAGCTGCGCTACGTACCGGCAATCGCATCGGCTAGTCATCTCGCTCATCACAAGGACAACTAGCAATGAACGCAATTCAATCGCTGAGTAGCCTCTCGCAAGAGACTATCCAGCTGTTCAACACGGCTACCGCGACGGCTAATGGCAAGCCTGGTAGTCCGATGCTCAACAAAAACGTCACGCAGGCGCTTGGTCTGACGTGGTATGACCTGCAAGCGCCTGCCAAGAACCTATTCCCGGTCATCACACCACTGCGCAATAAGATCCCGCGCGTGATGGGGAACGGCGACACGGCTACGCGCTGGAAGGCCGTGACCGGTATCAACATCGCCAACCTGCGCGCCGGCGTGCCTGAAGGCACTCGCAACGGCTTCGTGCAAACGCAGGTCGTCAACAAGCTTCAGAGTTACAAGACCCTTGGGCAGGAAGACTTTGTGACGTTTGAGGCCATCAACGCCGCGAAGAATTTCGAGGACATCCGCTCGACGACCGTGCAGCGGCAAATGTGGTCAGTGATGATCGCTGAAGAGCAGGTCATCGTCGGCGGCAACTCCGATACCGGTGTTGCGCTTGGTGTGACGCCAACGCCAACCGTGACCAACAGCGGCACCGGTGGCACCATCGCCGCAGGCACGTATAGCGTGATCGCGGTTGCACTCACGCATCAAGGCTGGATCACGTCGTCAGTCGCGAGCGGCGTGCCAGGTGTGCAGACGGTAACGCAGCCGAACGGCTCGACGTTCACCTACAACCCAGGCACCGGCACCAAGAGCGCATCGTCAACGACCACGACCAGTGGCGCGACATCGACGATCAGTGCGAGCGTGACCTATGTTCCAGGCGCGACGGCATATGCCTGGTATGCAGGCCCGGCCGGGTCAGAGCGGTTGCAGGTGATCAGCACATTCAACAGCACGGCGCTGACAACGCTGAGCGGCACCAATCAGCTCATCAGCACGTCATTCACCGCTGACTACTCGCAAAACCAATATGAGTTCGATGGTTTGCTGACGCAGGCTTACATCCCCGGCAGTGGCGCAACGATCCTCACTCAGCCTGTTGGCACACCTGGCACCGGCTCGCAGCTCACCGGCTCAAGTGGTGATGCAAGCGTCGATCAATTCGAGTTTGTTCTGAAATCGATGTGGGACAACAAGCGCTTGTCGCCAACGGTCGTATATCTCAACTCGCAGGAGATCGCGACGGTGACCAAGCTCGCCATCAAGAACAACGGCGCGCCGATCATCCGCTTGAACGGCGACTTTAGCGGTGGTGCGAATGGTGTCACGGCTGGCAGCGTCGTTGGTTCATATTTGAATCGCTATGCGATGTCTGGTGGTCAGTTGCTATCGCTACAACTGCATCCGTTTGTGCCACCCGGAACGGTCATCTTCCACGCGGACACGATTCCATACCCGCTCAGCGGCGTATCGAACGTAGCTGAGATCCACCTCCGCCAAGACTATTACTCGATAGATTGGCCGATCACGCAACGCCGGTATGAAACCGGCGTCTACACCGACGAGTGCCTGGCGCACTACTTCCCAGGCGCAATCGGTGTCATCAACAACATCGCGCCGTGAGACTAACGCGCCGGGTGATATCCAGACCGACAGCGATATCACCTGGCGGCAAACACCAACGCAACCATGAAATTCACATCATCTTTTGGAAGTGTGTCGTTTGGCTCGCGCGAATTCACCGCAGCAGACGGCGTGATCGACATCGATGACGTGTTCGTGGCTGACTTCGCGCATCTCATTAGCGCCGGATTACTAACTCCGGTTGTCGAGAAGGTTGCCGAATCATCCACTGAACCAATTGTCGATAAGCCGCTTGAGAAGTCCGAGTGATCGCCTCGCATCATGGCTGACTACTGCACGATTGAGGAAGTGCGCACCGAACTGGCAAAGCAAGGTGTGACGCAGGTTGATGAGGACGCCATCGTTGAGCGCATACCGCGCTCAACAGGTCTCATCAACAGCTACTGTCATCACTCGTTCGATGACGAAGTTGTGACGAACGAGTTTCGCGCAGGTAGTCAGGTGCTCATGAGTCCGGATGGCATCCTGACCATCAGCGCCTCGAAAGGCAATGTGCAGTCGATCACATCGGCGAGTGTGTCTCAGGATCTAGCGACTTGGACCACGCTTGATGCAACCAAATCGTGGACGAGCGGCGACACATACGGTGGCAAATTCGTCATGAATTTCTTTGCTCCTACTGCGCCGGTCAATCGTCTATCGCCTACGTTTGCGCGCATCTCGTATCGAGGCGGCTTTGCGCCTGACTCGTCGGATGCAACTGTGATTACCGGCATTGCCGCGCGCTGGACGGCGTTTTTGTTTCTCAAGCGCGAAGCGCCGTTCGACGTGACGGCATTCCCGGCAGTTGGACAGGTGTCAGTCCCGAGCGCGATGCCGAGCGATCTCGCAAAGGCGCTCGTCAACTATGTGAGGCGGCGCGTATGACGACAGGTCTAACGCGCTACGACGTGCGACCGACTCGGCAGGCCCTGGCCAGCATCTGTCGCGCCTCACTCGCCTCAGTAGGGCAGGGCGCGAGTCTGTCGGCCACAGTGGCCGGTGGAGCGGTGACAGGCGTGACGGTGAACGCTAGCGGCAGCGGCTACGGCGAGTATGCGCGGCTGATGTTTGCTGGTGGCAGCGGCAATGCTGGTTACGGCGCAATGGCGACGGCGCAGTTGTCAGGCGGCGCGATCACATCGGTGTCGATGGTGACCGGTGGCGCTGGTTACAACGCTATCCCGCTCGTCACTGTTGCGCCATACATGAACGCGGTCTACAGCACGATCCCGCTTGTGTTCAGCGACACACCGCCATTCATGTTCTTTTACTACGTCGAAGGCACCAGCCGACCTTTGGCCTATGGACTGTCCGAGGTGCTAGATCGCAACTACATCATTAATGCATTTGCGTGTCAGGCACTGGCCCAGGAAGTGGCGCAAGCCGATCAGATGAGCGAAGAGTTTATCGGTGTATTTCACGATCTCATTTGGCGTGATCGCACGCTCGGTGGCGTGGTCAGTGATACCTACATCGAACACGAATCGTTTAGCACATTTGAGACCAAGCCTAGCGCAAGCGGTGGTCAAAAGTTTATGGCGGATGTGTTCAGGATTCACATATCGGCATCTGCGCCTGCACAACCAAGTTAATCAATCACGGCGCAGCGCGCCGAATGGAGAGTGAGCAATGGCTCCTGTTAGTTCTAAAAATACCATCATCGAGATGTGTCCGACAGATACGGATTGGGTTTTGCCTAGCCCGGTTCCGTATTACTCGTTCATCGGACGCAGTTCGGACGCGAAAGAGGATCAGAAGCGCAAGACCTCGGTGGTAGATGTCTATGGCGCATCGCCGATTGTCGTTGGCGGTTTCTTCACCTACACCATCGCGTGCAAGGCTTACGTCGACTTCACCGTCGGTCTTGTCTCTGGCGTGGCAATCACTGCCGCAGGCACAGGTTACACGTCTGCACCAACGATCACGCCATCAGGCGGCGGCGGCACCGGCTTTGCCGCGCAGGCTATCACCAACACCGCCGGTAACGTGGTCGGTATCGTCATTACCAGCTTCGGCACCGGCTATACCACTGCGCCGACGCTCGCCTTCTCAGGCGGTGGCGGTGGCAGCGGTGCGACGGCAACGGTCACGATCAACGATTACTCATCGATCCGCGACCTGCCGCTGTTCACGTCCAACCAAGTCAACGTCCGCGTGTCGCCAGTCGGCAACGGCGCAGGCACGCGCAAGCCAAACTTTGTCGGCACCGTTGTTCCATCGTCCGTCGCTTTCGATATGACAGTAACCGGCCTATTTGCCTTCACGTTCCAAGCCGAAGGCTCAGGGCAGATCGTGTCGAGCGTGTATTAGTCGCTCATAGTCGCGGTGTGCGCTTGCGGCTACTCTACCTCTACGCAAGCGCACATCTCATCGTGAATCAACATAGACATGTCGTTATCAGCATCGCCTACATCAGCGCCTGTGCCTGCGTCGAAACTGACGCCGATCAACTTTCGCTTCCCTGATGCCAACACACCTGGCATCATGGGTTTCTTTCAGGAGTTGCCTGAGCGCATCGCTGCGCTTCGTGCGTTTGAATCGGCACTCGCGCAAGGCGTGATGCCAACACCAGATCAGGTCAACCGCATTGTCGATTTGCTCTCATTTTTTGCGCTGGATGAGCCTGACAAGCATGTTGTGCGCGTCTACATCTTGGACCGCATGAGCATGAGCGATATCGCCATGGCATGCAGACTAATCGCGAATATGGCTCATGGAGCAGCGGAGTCATCACCCGCGCAGGCAGCTAACCGCGCCGTCGTAGAGCAAACATCAGTGACGCAACCGGTCGAAAGCGCGCTTGAACGCATGATGCGTGACGCAGATCAGTGGGAAGCCGCGCAGCAAATCGCTTCCAGGTCGCACTAGACGCGCGGCGACCAGTAACTCAGTGCTCACGCAAGTGCTCACGCAATGGCAAATACCGTCGAGACGACATTTACCGTGGATGCCTCCAGTGGCATCACGTCAACGCAGGACCTCGGCGATGCGGTAGACAAACTCGTCCAGTCGTTTAAGAATGCCAACCAAGCAGCGGCTGGCGATACAGCGCTAGAGGATGAATTCAAGCGCGTCGATGCGGTTGTTGCCGATACGCAGCAGCAGATCGACAACTTATCGGCATCGGTTGAGTCACACAAACAGGTCGTCGAAAGCACAAGTCAATCGTATAAAGCCGTCGGTGACAATGCCAAAAGCGCATTTTCGGACCTGGCCGACATGCTCGCCAGCTCCACAGTTGGATCGAGCGAGCTAGGGCAGGCGTTTAGCCAACTCGGTTCGACAATATCAAGCGTTGGTAGTGCAGCCAGTGATGCAGCAGCCGCAGTAGGCGAAGGTATGAGTGCCATCGCTGCCGGCGCGGCCGTCGCAGCGGTTGCAATATCCGGTCTGCTCGGCGTATTTGGCTTGCTCGTTGCCGCTGGCGTAGCGCTCGCGTCTCAAGCTGCCGACTGGGGTCGCACCGTAGCCGCGATTCAAAATGCGACCGACGCGACAGCTGAGTATGCATCGGTGCTTGGCGTTGCGCTCAAGGAATCCGGTGTGGATACCGCAACCGGTATCCAGCTGTTCGGCCAATTTGAGCGTCTGGCCGACAACGCTGCGGCACGCGAGAAAGCGCGCAAAGATCAGCAGACACAAGAGACACAAAAGGCAAATGAGAAGCAGATAGAGCTTGCGACGAGCACGTCGGAGAAGGAAGACGACATCCGGGCAAAGGCAGCCACGCGCGCAAACGACCTACGCGAGAAGCTGTCGAACGAGGAAGACAAAGCGGCCGCGCGTGACTTGGAGCGCACACAAGCATACACACAAGCGGTTCAGGATGTCAAAGATCGCGCCGCAGAGCAGGATCAGCAACGCGGCGAGAAACACACGCAAACGCTCGGTGACCTAAACGCGCAGGTCACGAAGGACGATGAGACCTATGCGCGCAAGCTCGCCGACGATCGCGCGGCGTATGACAAAAAGCGTATCGACGATGCGCAGACGACAGCCGAACGGCTCGACAACCTGGAGTATGCGCATACGCAGCGCGCGCATGACCTTGATGAGTCGCTCGCCAAAAGCCGCGAGCAATACGCACGGGATGAGCAGGATCGCCAAGCACAGTTCAACGCGCGCCAGGTTGATGAGCAGGTCGCGACAAATCAGAAACTGGTTGACCTAGCCGAGCGCCACAAAGATCAGCTGCAGGCGATTGACACATCGGTTGCGGATCTGCGCGACACATTCGCACAACAAGAGCAAGATCGCGCTGAGCAGCTATCGCAAAAAATCGCCGACATCAGCGATAGGTTGTCGCAGAAGCAGCAAGATTTGCAAGGTCGCCTTGCGGATCAAATTGCGGCGCTGGATGAGTCTGCTGCGGCCAAGCGCGAGTCGTTGCAAAATCGCGTCGATACAGCCAAGACCGAATTTGACCGGCGTGCATTTCAATCCGAACTTGACAACTATAGCAAACTCGAAGATCAAAAAAAGGCCAAGCTTCAGGAGAAGGAGAAAGACCAAGAGGAAGCCGCCAAGGCGGCTGCTGATGCTGCGACAAAGAAGGCCGAGCAGGCCGCGCAGGCTGCCGAAGAGAAAGCGGATGCTGCGTTTCAGCGCAAGCTCGTCAAGCTCCAGGAGCAAGCCGCGAAAGAGAACGACGTTTACGCCGAGCAAACTGCGCGCATCAATGCTGAACAGGCTAAGCGCGCTGAAGCCGAGCAGGAAGCGTTCAATCAAACTCAGGTGCGTGCAGCACGTTCAAATCAACAGCAGATAGAAGCGCTGCAAGATCGCATCGCGCGCGAGAACGATCAATACAAGCGTCAGACCGAGGATGTGCGCGATCAACTCGCCAAACGCCAAGCCGACCAGCTCGCGGCATACCAAAAACAACTCGCCGATGCCGAACGCGCGCACACCGACCAGCTCGCGGCGCTAAACAAACGCATCGAACGTGAGAACGCCAGTTACAGCGAGCAGACCGAAACGCATACCGAAGAGTTGAAACGGCGCGTCGATCATCTCGACGCGCAATATAAAAAGAATACCGATAACGCTGCGGCCGCGCTTGTGATTCAAATCGCCGACAACAAAAAAGCGCAAGACCGTTTGTTGTCAGACACCAATGATCGCATTGCCGATATCGAGAAGGCATACAAAAAGTCGTCCGATGCGATTAGTGATAGCTTGAATAGCAAGTTCGATCTTGCCGCAGACCACTTGTCGCCGTTTGAGCGCGGCATGAAGGCGCTCAACATCAGCTTTGAAGAGTTTCAGAAACTCACGCCGGCCGAGAAGATAGATGAGGTGCTGCGCAAGCTGGCGGCATTCCCAGAAGGCGCGAACAAGGCAGCCGTCGAGATGGATCTGTTTGGTCGTGCCGGTAAAGATGTCAACGAGATATCTAAAACCTATGCGTCGCAAACACTGCCGGATTTGACGGAGAAGACGAGGCAGTTTGGTCGGCTTCTATCTGAAGATGGCGTCAAAAGTGCGCGCGAGTTCAACATTCACATGGAGGATACAAAGCTCAAGCTGGAATCGGTTGCTCTCAAAATTGGCACTGACCTAATACCGGCTGTAGACAAAATGTTGACGGCGTTTGATATTTTTTGGAATACCACCGGCCCGCAGATCGTGAATGTGCTCAACAAACACATCATTCCTGCATTTGAAACACTGTTAGGCGTGGTGACCAAGCTGTTTGAATTGTTCTCGCCTCATGGACCAAACGTGATAGCCAAGTCTCTGGACGATATAGCGCGCAACCCGATCGTGCAAGCGCTTCTCGGTGCGGTCGGCGGTCAGGCGGTGTTATTTGGCCTGGCTAACAGCGCAAACACCATCCTCGGCGGATCGTCTGGCGTGCCACAAGCAGGCGGCACACCGGTGACAAACAACTACACCGTGAACGCCAGTTACGTCAATGATCCAAATCGCCAACCAGTTGATGATCTGCGCACACTCTCACTATTGCAAGGAGGCACGCACTGATGGCAACGGCAGGCGGCGAAACGTTTCAGCTCATTCGAGGCGGAACGACGATAGACATCAGCGACATGATGTCCTATTCCGTCGTCGAGTTCGATGGTTTGGGTATGCCGCCAACGCGCAGACTCGTGCAGCGCGGGCCATTACAAAACGGCGATACCGACGTTGGCTACCGGCTTGACGCGCGCATCGTGCGACTTGTGCTGTGGGCATTCGCGTCTACGCCACAATCGATGCACGCGCGCCGAGATCAACTGCTTGGCATGATGCGGCCTGGTGTGTCATCCGACACGATCAAGCTTCTGTGGACGTATACCAATATCACCGGTGCGACCAAGCAACGGCAAATAGATTTGCACTATCTAAACGCCATGAGCCTGCCATCAAAGGATCTCGTCCGATTTAATGGCAGGGTAGCAGTGGAGCTGCGCGCGGCTGACCCGACGTGGTATGACCCGGTAGGCCAAACGGTGCAATTTGCGCAGACTGGCGGTGGTACGCCATTCCCTGTGCCGGTGCTCATCCCGATGACATTTGGTGCATCGACACTGAGCGGCACCACGGCCATACCGCTGTTAGATGTCAATGCGGTGGATGTGTATCCGACGATCATCATTGCCGGGCCGATTACGGGACCGGTCATCACCAACGTGACAACCGGCGACAAGCTCGATTTCACTGGTTACTCAATTGGCAACGGCATCACATACACGATCGACACGCGCTATGGATACAAAACCGTGATCGACTCCGGCGGCGTGAGTCGCATTAGCCAATTGACAACCGATAGCAGCCTGGCGACGTTCCGGCTTGTTCCTGGGACAAACTCAATCGGCGCCTACGGCACAAGCATCACAGGATCGACATCGATCACCGTTCAATACAACCCGCGCTTTATTGGCACGTGAGGAGCATTAGCAATGTCAGAATCAAGTTTTGGCTGGACAACCAGCAATGTCGGCGATGGCCCGAGCGGCGGTTACTCATCAGCCACATACACCACGTTTCAGCGCGAGATGTTTACTACCAACCCAGCGGCTGAGAGTGTGTTGTACGGCATTGGTGGCTCGCTCGGCGTGACTGGCGCATCGTCACCGGTGAGTGTCGCGAGCGGTGACGCGATCGTGTATGGATATCCGTATCGCAGTGATGCGGCTACAAGCGTGACAATACCAACACCGACGTCGGCTACGCGCATTGACCGCATCGTGCTACGTGCGGTGTGGAGCACGCAGACGGTTCGCATAACGCGCATCGCAGGCACCGAAGGCGGCGGTACGCCGGCCCTCACGCAGACGGCCAACACCACATGGGATGTGCCACTTGCAAATGTGAGCATCACAACCGGTGGCGTTATCACCGTGAGCGATCAGCGGACGTTTGTGAAAGATCCTGGCGCGTATGGCTGGTTCACACAGGCGCTGACGGTTGCTGGCAACTTTACGGCTGTATCGTTGCTCACGAACAACTCAGGCGCAGCAAATGACGTAGTGGCAACCTACCTGAATGGCAGTATGGGTTCAGATGCGACTCTGGGTTCACTGCTAATGTTGATACGCGGAATTCCATCTGCTACCGGTGCATCGCGCCAAGGCCATATTGGCTTTGGCGACAACTCTGGCATGCGCGACTTGTATCTAAACAGTAACGGCGCTGGCGCATACGGCAATGTGATCGTAGGTGCCAACTTGACATCGCTCGCCAACATTACCGCAGCGGCGCTCAAAATCGATTCCACCGCGTATCTGGCGTTTAGCGGCGCTAACCCGATTCTCAACTTTGACGGCAATGACTTTGTTCTCTACAACCGCACGACAAATATCTACTCTTTTTACATCGGCGGCACCGTCGTCGCGACTCTCGATTCAGCTGGTACGTTCACGCCAACAGCTATCGGCGCAGGCGTGGTGAGCACGGCCGCTCTTGCGGCGCAAGCGGTGACAACGGCCAAACTTGCCGCTAATGCGGTGGGTGCGGCCCAGCTCGCCGCTAATGCGGTGGGTGCGGCCCAGCTCGCCGCTAACGCAGTCGGCGCGACGCAGTTGGCTAACGGCGCAGTTGGCACCACACAGTTAGCCGCTAATGCCGTTGACGATACTATCGCGGGAAACCGCATCCCGCAGGTCTATCGCCGACAGGGGAACGACGCGACAAACTGGGCCGTTCCGGGGACGACAAACTACACACCCGGCCTAGTACGCATTCAGGCAGGCAACGCTACCCTAACATTTGTCTCTACGACTCAGGTAGGCATTAGCATAACGTTCCCCGTGGCCTTTAGTTCGAGCCCGCTGGTTTTTGTGTCTGCAAATAACGGCGCGGGTCCGTTTTATGCCGTTTGGGGTAATGCCACTTCCACGGTAGTTGGGATCACATGCTATTCGCCCAGCACGTTCACGGGTGGCGTAAATGTTTCGTGGTTCGCAATTGGGCCACAATAAATGGGTGCAGAATATCAAATCCTAACCTACGACACTGCGGGTAATCGGACAAATGTCATCACGGATTACTTGTGGTTGCAATACAAGAAGGCCGTCAACGAGCCTGGCTTGTTACAATTCCGGCTAACAGGAACACACGGCGCAATCTCAACGATGGTCGACAAAGGCGTCGTCGAGGTCTTGCGGCGCAACCCGGACGTCGGCTTAGGTTGGTATACCGACTTCACTGCCATCTATCGCGGCCAATCCGATAATCAAAATGAGCTGCGTGTATGGGAAGCGGCTGTGCCTGGCATCACGCACATGTTGAGTTGGAACCTGATCGCGTGGTATGCCAATACCGTAAACCGTTCGGTGTTCGCAAGCGTTGCAGCAGAGACGATCATGAAGACGCTCGTGAACTACAACGTCGGCGCAAATGCAACGGCTGCTAATGGCCGCTACGTCGATGGCGTTGACGGCTCATCGAGGCTGTGCGGCATGTATACCATCACCGTGCAAGCAGACGGCGGCACCGGTGCGACGATGACGATCGGTTGTGCTTGGGACAAGCTGCTTGACACGCTGCAATCGCTATATGCGCGCGGTTCGGGTGGTGATTTTGACCTCATCAAAACCGGCCCGACAACGTTCGACTTTCGTTGGTATGCCGGTCAGCGTGGCACCGACAAAAGCGCGACGGTGCTACTGTCGCTCACGCGCGGCAATATGGCCGACATCAAATACGACTATAACCGTATCGATGAGGCGACGGTCGCTATCGTCGGCGGGCAAGGACAAGACACATCGCGCATCATCGCAGTCCGAAATGGTGCGGATTATTCGGCCACGAATCGTATTGAGACATTCGTCAACGGCTCGTCGTATGCGTCAGCCGGCGCGCTGAATGCAATCGGTGATGGCGCGCTCTACACCAAACGCGCGCGGCAAAAATTCACGTTCGGCGTGATGCAGTCCTATAACGCCTACTATGGCTTGCATTACAACGTCGGCGATCTCGTGTCAGCCAGCACGCGCGGAACGACCGTAACTCAAAAAGTCGTCGCTGCTACCGTACTATTCGATAGCAATGGCGACGAGAAGATCGCGATTGATCTAGCGACAAACGGGTGATGGGTGAGATATGGCGAGCATCAATGAGCAGATAGCACACGCGATAGCCAGCATGGACACGCGGCTTCTTGATCTAGAGCGTGCTGAGCCAAAAATGGTTGCGCCAGGATTCAACATCATCACGGCCACGATTGTCGTGGCAAGCAATGGCATCGGCAATCCGTTTGGCGTGTATGCATCACCTGGCAATTTTGCCGGTGTGTTTATAGTTAACGAGACCGCAGCCGATGGTCACGTTGCCATATTCGCTACCGGCGCAAGCGGCATCATCAAGGTCGCTGACGTGAGCGGCACCTACACGACCACAATCAATACCGCGAGCACACACAACGTATACCTGGACGGCAATCTAAACGTGACGATACAGAACAAGCGTGGCGCATCGCGCACCTATAACGTGATGGGCTTCGCTACCAGGCTCGGGTCGAATTAGGCGTCTGGGGTATTGCTTGTCAGCGCAGCATCAGACGCTCGATCATCGTCCACAGGCGTCCATTTAACCCACCACGTGATGCTAGGATCGCCGCGCTCTTTGCGCTGCGGTGCCTGGAATTTCACTAGCCTATCCGACCGACGTCGATCGACCTCTTGCTGCGTCAACACGCCGGCATCCAGCATGAGACTTTCGTCATCCGTGAAAGCAATGACAATGATATTGCCGTTGCAGGCAACCGCTTGCACTGTCTTGCCGATCATCTGGCTCGGGTCAGTGATTCTCATCACTCGTCAATCCTTTTGCGCACGGTCTTCCAGCGCAACCGGCCCGACGGCTGCGGATATGTCACGCTGAGCAGAAATAGATTTGGGTCTCTGGTCGACTGCGCTATATACCAAATCTTGCCGATCACCGTCGTCATCTTGCGCTTGGCGTGCACTGACATTTGAAACTCAATTTCTTTGCCGATGTTCCACTGAGGGAACTTGGCGACGAACCGTTCAATCGGCGCACGATGAACGACAGTGATATCGCTGTCGACGCCATCGAGCTGACGTTGCAACTCGGCCTTGCGCTCTTCTAGTGACGCGATCGTTGTCATGGTGTGGTATGCGCGCCACGGCGGTAGGGCGGATAGACGCGCATCAATGGCGCTCAGTTCATTGTCGGTCATTTGTATATTCCTCCTGGCGCGCCCAGCGCATGACGAATGTGTCCATACTCAAATGCGCTTCTGATATAGCGCTGGGCGCGCCAGTGCGATAGGGATTAACTACCCCAGTTGGCTAACCACGCGAGAAACTCTATCATTCACACCTCCTGATATAGATTCATGCCGCGCCATTATCGGCGCGTTGGTTATTTGTTTGCGATCGCCAACAGTATATCCGCATGGCATGGTTGATCCAGCGCGCACCAGCACGCCAGATCGTGGCCGCGCAACTCGCGTTTGACATCATCAATGCTGATGCCGAGCTGGCCGCGTAGTAGTTTGGTGCGAAACGCGGCTACGGCTTCGGCTGCATCGATGATCTCGCGATTGAGCACAATTGCCGCAAACTCAATATCGCCGCGTTTTTTGCGCAAATTGCCTTGCACGAGATGGCTTCCAACACGAAACGGGTTACCCCACTTCGACGGCCGCCCGACGCATATCGCGCCTTCAGGCTTGCGCCAGCCGCGTGAGCGCTTGAGCTGAATTCGCTTCGGTGTCGTGCTCATTTGCCCTCCTGCTCAGCACGCGCGGTGATGGCTGCATCGAGGATGCAATTTTTGATGAGCGTCCACACATCGCGCGGCGGACCTTCATCCTCAAGACGGCCGGTAGCAACATTTTCGCGTTGACCAACCGGAGACCAAGCCTTGCGCGACAGGCAATAATCATAGTTGTTTCTGTGATCCACGCCAAGCCTTGCGCTCGTCGGTGAAATAGCCATGCTAGCGATGAGGCGATAGTCTCCATCGGGAGTCAGACACCGAACGTCAACAGCTATGTCCATCAACTCACCAGCCTCATCACTGGCCTCATCCACGGCCATCTCCATGACGAATTGACCGCCAACGCACGCGACGACGCGCCAACCGCGCCTGCCTTCACGACCGAGCCTGTCCAGGGTCTCACCGCGATTTGAGTCAAAATCGACGATCTGGTATTTGTATTTCATTCGCAATTCTCAATTGTCGTATCAGCGATGGATTGAATCGCCAAGACGATTTCGGTGAACGAGTGATGATCGGAGATTACCAAGTGTTGGCGCAACACAGATTCCGCGTTAGCTGTCGTGCGTAGGAGGTGCCGCGATTCCTCCTCCGAACGAAAGAACCGACAGCGAACTACATCATCACCTGGATCGTAATCCACAAAGCCATAATCCATGAGGCCAGGGTTACGACTAGACACATAGATAATCTGTGTGCCTGGCGACAAGCGCTTATATCGTAGCTTTACCGTCGTCGCTGTCCCCATACTTCTCCTTCAATCTCGCCAGTTCTTCGCGCTCTTGCGCCATGAGACTGTATGTCTCTATGCGCTTGTGGGCTATAAACTCATCCTTCGTGATGAGATCCCGCAAGTAAGCGCAATCGATATCCGTTTCATCGTCTGTCGATATGCACGCACAATCATCGGCATCGTTGAACACCGTGATTTGGATGAACGTGCCATCGGTAAACGACATGAATACCAATCGCTCTTCGCAGTATATGCCTTTTACCGTCTTGCCGACGACATTGGCGTCAGCGGCGATGCGTTTGTCAAGTGCGCTCATGCTCCATCCTTCCAGTCGGTCACAGGCCGATACACTCTCGCTCGGCTCGGCCACTGGCATGATACCTGCCGCAGCCATCGCCTTGACACCAGCTCGACAAGTGCGCGATCGACACACGCGCGATGAGTGACGATTCCCTGACGGCTGACGATCCATGCGCGCTCATCATCGTTACGCAGCGGGGGAGGGTAGCAGATAACCGCTTCATCGCGGTTCAGCTGGAGTCTCTGTAGAAGATCCATCGCTTTCATTTTTATTGTCCTTCCTTGTCTTGAATTCAAACGCCGTTATCGCCGCGTTGGCGATTGCCTCGGCGGCTGACGCACCAACTGTTGTGATATCCGACTCGTAATTGGCTACAAACCAATTGCTGCCACGGTAAAACAATCGCCATGACGGGCGGAATAGCGTTATCGCCTCATTCAGATCCGTGCTGTATTGCGGCAGGTAGCCGACATTCTCGATCACCGGGTGACGAATGGTGTGGCCTTCGCCATCGTCGATATCAAACCATGCAACGATGTGGCCTAGAGCCTCGGCGATGGCGATGTCGAGGGTCCGATCGGCGGGCGTGTTGTTAATGTCGCTCATGCGACGTCTCGCTTCGTCAGTATCACGACGACGCCATCGCGCATCTCTACGCCCGTCACGCGCTCGTCGGAAGCCTCTCCCCATTCGGATACCCAGACGCTCGCGACCGGCCGGACCGAAATCGCGCGCGACATCCTCAGCACCTTTGCGCGTTTTGTCGATCGGGGCCGGCGCCGTTGCCGTAGCCGTAGCCGTCGCCGGAGCCGTTGCCGTAGCCGTCGCCGGAGCCGTAGCCGTCGCCGTCGCCGTAGCCGTCGCCGTAGCCGTAGCCGTAGCCGTAGCCGTAGCCGTAGCCGTAGCCGTAGCCGTAGCCGTCGCCGGAGCCGTAGCCGTAGCCGTCAACTAGAAGAATTTTGTCCATTTCACAGAGTCCGCCGCAATCATGTGGACGACTGCATGCATGCCAGCTTTCACATCG